CGTCCAAGAATCTGTAGAGTTTACCCAGTTAAATGTTTTATCTGTAGCTCCTTTAAGAGTTAAACCACCTCCATCAGCAGTTGTATCAGAAGGAGTACTGACTTTTCCAAGCGTAATATTTTTATCTTCAACATCAAGGTTAGTGGTATTTATTGTTGTGGTTGTTCCATTGACAGTAAGATCACCAGGAATATTTACAAGACCAGCAGAACTTATGGTCATTCGACCAACCCCTGCTGTACTGAAAGTCAAAGTATCAGA